AGTCGAAGACACTCACGCCGTAATGGATCGGTGTGGGTATGACGTGTACTCTACGCCCTGTGACCGGCTTATGTCGGATGAGGGTATGGGGTTTGCTTATGCGGAGGCGATGAACGGAGAAGAATAATGTCTGATTACCTCGACCCTAGTGAGTGGCTACACCTAGCCCAGAAGCTAGATCGGGGTGATAAGGCGTCTCACCAGCACACTTGTGGCGAAGGTCAGAAGTTGCTGGTTGAGAACAAGGAGGCCGGGTATGCGGCTTGGTGCTACCGCTGTAGTATGTCGGGGTTTGTCCCGCATCCTAAGCCTAGCCTAGCTGAAAGGATCGCCGCCCTGCGTGCTGCCAAAGAAGCAGACGAGGCTGAACGTGCTGATCCCCGGCCTCCTATGCCCGCTAACTTCGATGTTAGTACGTGGCCCAGTTATGCCCAAGTCTGGCTGTATAAGGCCGGACTATCTAAGCCGATGATTGCCGAACGGGGCATCTACTGGTGCGAGCGCATTAAGCGCGTCGTAATCCCGGTACTCAACGGCTCGCAATTGTGCTACTGGCAGGCGAGAGGCTTTGAGCCGGAACGCCCCAAGTATCTCAATCCTAAGGTAGATAAGCCCATATATAAGATGGGCGATCGCGGCGGCCTAGTGGTCATCACCGAGGATATCCTATCGGCTGTCAAGGTAGGTCAGGTATGCGATGCGTGGTCCATCCTGGGCACGTCGATGCCGGAGGGTCTTCCAATGGCCTTAAACGCCCGCTCAGTAGCGATCTGGCTGGACCCTGACAAGGCGGGCCGCAACGGCGCGGGCAAGCTGTACCGGGGGCTCAGTGCTGCGGGCATACCCGTTCGTGTAATCCGGTCCGACATGGACCCAAAGTGCTATTCACGTAGCCAGATCGAGGAGTTTATCTATGGAGCAACCAGCCCTTAAAGGCGCTATCGCAGAACTTATCGCCGCTAACTGGTATATGGAGCAAGGTCTGCAAGTATTCCGCAACTTGTCGCCTAGCGGCCCAGTTGACCTCATAGTGATGGACCCCGTTTCAGGCCGTACTGAGCTAGTGGATGTCAAGTCCTCCCCTCTAGTTCCCAGAGCGGGTGGCGTGTCTGTACATCATATCGTGCGACCTACGACTAGACAGCAAGAAATGAACGTGCAGCTTCTCCATGTTCATGAGGGCAGAGTGCTAGGCTACACCGAACAGGTAGAGCAACTGAATGCTCGTCTACTCTGCAATCGTGAGGCAGTCAAGCCACAGGGACGCAAGGGCGTCAAGCACAAGTAGGAGACTAACAATTTCTATAGATATCACTATTCTCAAGCTCCTGCTCACTAGAGAGAAGTTCGAGAAGGTTTACCGCTCGATCCCTCAGCATGTGCTGGATGAGGGCACTAAGGTGTTGATGGGCGACTTCGCCAAATACTATAAGGAATTTGAGGTTGATGCTATTGAGCACGGCCCATTCCTTACGTGGTTCAATAACTTCGCCCATCCTAAGCTCAGCGACGAGCGTAAGGTTTATTTCCAGTCCGTCCTGGCTAAGATACAGGAGCCCCTCGATGAGCGACTTGAAGCCGGACTACATGAGCGACTTGTCGCTGCTGACACAGCTAGCAAGCTCACCGACCTACTTGAACGCTTTGGGGAAGGGGACGAAATCGATCTTGGCCCCGCCCTCAAGGCAGTGGTGGAACAATACGACCAAGACACCAACCGGAAGGTTAAGACGCCCTGGGTTGACGTCGATATCGACCGTGAGCTTGAAGCCGTCGATCAAGACGTTGGTTTCCATTGGCGACAACGAGCTATTAACGAAGCTATGCGACCGCTTATTGCAGGCGACTTCGGTATCCTTGCAGCACGACCTGATGTTGGCAAGACTACTATGCTCACCGATGCCGCAACGTACTGGGCATCCCAGGTGGACAAGCTCTATCCCGGCGAGGGGCGGCACATCCTATGGTTCAATAATGAGGGGCCTGGTAAACGCATTGTCTCCCGGTGCTATCAGTCAGCACTCAACGCTACATACTCCGATCTGGTCAACCGATCCAAGGCCGGTACTATCCGGCAAGACTATATCGACGCTACTGGTGGACGAGATAACATCATCCGCGTCTATGACGTACATGACTTCTGGAACCACGAGATCGAAGACATTATCCGTACGTTCCCGCCTGCTATCGTCATCTTCGACATGCTCGACAATATCAAGTTCGGGGGCCTTGCGAATAACAACGGCCAGCGCACTGATCAGTTACTTGAGGCCATGTACCAGTGGGGTCGGGTTATCGGGGTTAAGCATGACTGCGCAGTTCTAGCTACTAGCCAGATCAGTGCAGACGGCGAAGAGCTTGCCTATCCTAAGCTGGGTATGCTCAAAGATAGTAAGACGGGTAAGCAAGGTGCCGCCGACTTTATCATGACGGTCGGCTATCAGTCAGCATCGCCAGACAATCGTTACCTTGGGCTGACCAAGAATAAGCTAGCCCGTGAGGGTGGGCCTAAGCGATTGGAAACCAACGTCATCTTTGATGGAAGTAGAGGCCGCTATGTCGAGCCAGAACTTATCTAAGCTGCAGCCGGGTAGCCCTATATTCCGCAAGTACCTGGCCGATAAGCTAGGCTTGCTGATGCTGGTGGATATCCGGCGTACACAATACAGATACCCGGCACAGTTCATTGTCGGGGACACACTGCCTGCGGATCACATCAAGTTGCTCCCTAAGGCGCACTGGAAGGTGATACGATGAGCGACCCATGGAAAGTCGAAGCAGCTATCAAGTTGCTACAGCAGGAGGGCTACGAAGTATTTAAGGCAGCAGGCGAGCTTGAACTGTATGCAAGCCATAGTGTTGACGCCCGTAAATACTCGTCTTATTCTGAGGGCAGTGAGGAGAGTGGCTTCTTAAACTACATCAAACGGGATATGGCCCGGTCACTTAGTCGCGAGCTACTAGACAGCGACCTTCTGGAGTTCAGCCAGCCGCCACCAGAACCTGATGGGCCATACTATATGGGAGGCATGAGGATGCAGTTCAAGCTGACCTTCAAAGGCTTCCTGTCTAAGAACAAGGAGTTTCGCCGTGCGTTCCCAAAATAAGATCAAGTACACCGTATGGGACGTTGAAACCACAACGCGCAGTAACTTCAAGCGCAAAGGCAACCCCTTTGACCCTGAGAACTTCGTGGTTATGTCGGGTTGGCGGCGCAACGGTGGCGACATCGTAGGGGAATACTGGCATACTGGTCCCCGGCCTGCTGACTGGTTTACCAAGCTGCTCAACGATACTAAGATTTTGGTCGGGCAGAACATTAAGTTCGACGTGCTTCATGCACTCAACGATCCTAATTCGAGCATCGCACATGCGAACTACCTCGCTTGGATGGATTGGGTTGCTGGCGGCGGCTTAGTCTGGGATTGTCAGCTTGCGGAATATCTGCTTAATGGCATGACCCAGGCCGACCACATGCTCAGCATGGATGAGCTTGCTCCCCGATACGGGGGCAATACCAAGGTTGACGAGGTTAAGGCCCTCTGGGAAGCCGGTATCGATACGATCGACATCGACCCCGATCTGCTGCGTGGCTACCTCTGTGGGCGATGGACAGGCCCGGTCTGGGAAGAGGGTGACATTGGCAACACAGAGTTGATCTGGTTGGGCCAGTATGAGCGAGCTAAGGCTTGCGGCCAAGTCAAGTCTATCCTGGTGAATATGGGATCGCTCCTGTGTACTATCGAGATGGAACATAACGGCATGGCCGTAGATAAGCCAGCCGGTATTGTCCTAGCTAGGGAGCTTGAGGAGGAGATTGCAGGGCTTGCCCTTGATGTCTCGACATTCCTGCCTGATGATCTGCCGTTCGACTTCAATTGGAACAGCGGCCCTCAGAAGTCTGCCCTGATCTTTGGTGGCACCGTCAAGTATAAGAAGTGGCTGCCGCATCTCGACGAGCAAGGTCAGATGCAATACGCCATGAAGGACGAAGTTCATTACCAGCTTGTCGGCGGAGGGACAGTAGCAGAGCCCCCCGGTGTAACGTCTATTGACGAGGGTGGTTGGCCCGATGACGACTATATCCGGTACAGCAGCGGCAAGAACGCTGGCGAGTACAAGACCAAGAAAGTCAAGGTTCCTAACCCCGATAAGCCGAAGGGCGCTATCCAGGATGTGCCCTATACCTTCCCCGGCTACACCAAGCCTAAGCCGCATTGGGCCGGGGCCACGGAGGGCGTGTACTCTACGAGTGCCGAGGTTATCGAGGAACTGGGCGTCCGTAATATCCCGTTCCTCAAGGCTCTTGCCAAGATCACCAGTCTTCGCAAGGACTTGACCACATACTACATCACGACCGATCCTAAGAAGGGTGAAGTCGGGATGCTGACGTTGGTGCAGGCTGATGGCATTATCCATCACATGCTCAACCATACCAGCACGGTTACTGGTCGCTTCTCATCTAGCTCCCCGAACCTGCAGAACTTGCCCAAGGGTAACAAGTCCAAGGTCAAGACGCTGTTCATCAGCCGCTTTACTGACGGCCTGATTATTCAGTCGGATTTCTCAGCACTCGAAGTATATGTCCAGGCTATTCTTACCAAGTGCCGTCAGCTTATCCTCGATCTTCGAGCGGGTCTGGACATGCACTGCGTTCGAGTTAGCCAAGCCGAGAACATTACTTACGAGGAAGCGCTCTATCGGTGCAAGGATGACACTTACGAGCACTACAAGGACTGGGACTATAAGCGGACCAAGGCTAAAATCTTCTCCTTCCAACGTGCTTATGGTGCTGGCGCTCAAAAGATCGCTGATAGTACCGGCATGGACAAGGAAGAAGTCGAGACGCTTATTAAGGCAGAGGAAACCCGCTACCCTGAAATGCCTGCATATTACGAGCAGCTTACTAACCAGCTTGAGGCTAATGCTCAAGCTAGTAACTTGTTCGTGCAGCATCCAGAAGTGCCGGGTCTAACTTGCAATCTCAAAAAGGCATTCTTTCGTACACCAGATAACAAGCTGTATGCTTGGCAGCAGTCACCCGCTCCTAAGTGGCTAGCTACTCGGCCCGCTAGTAAGGGTGGCCGGGTGTCTTCGTTCAGCCCTACCGAGGTCAAGAACTACCCGGTCCAGGGTACTGGCGGTGAGTGGGCTAAGGCGGCAATGTGGCTGAGCGTCCGCGAGTTCTACCGCATCAAGGTGTTTCACTTCAAGGCGCTGCTAGTCAATCAGGTCCACGACGCACTGTATGTGGATGCGGTCAAGGAAATGGCTCATCGCGCTGCAGTTGTCCTCCATGCCTGCATGGAAGAGGCCAGCGTGTTCATGGAATGGTACTTTGGCTGGGATGTCCCAGTCCCTGTGCCGTCTGAGACAACCATGGGCAAGTCTATGATGGATGAGAACAAGCCAGGGCCAACGTTCAAGGAGGATGTCAGTGAACACCGGCGCGTAGTCCGTAAGCTCTACATGAATAACTACCAGCCGAAGTTCGGCTTCAACACTATGGAGAATCAAGCATGACCAATCCGTTTCTGAATGCAATCGAAGAAGCAGCATCGCAGACCAACATGAATGAGGCCCAGACCGGGGGTGAATATACGCCACCGGCAGAAGGTCTGGTTCGCCTCCGCTTCGTCGGCTACATCGAACTTGGCAAGCATGAGAAGGACTACAAGGGCAAGAAGTCCCAGGTTGATAAGGTCCAGCTTCTGTTCGAGGCTAGCGGCCCTAAGCACCCAGCCCGTGAGGACGGTACGCCGATCATGTTCAGCCAACGGCTCACGCTGTCCACCAGTGACAAGGCGATGTTCTATAAGCTGTTCAAGCGTATGAACCCGACCGGCACAGCTACCCATATGGCTCAGCTTCTCGGCAATGCCTACATCGCGACGGTGGTTCACAATACTAGCGGCGAGGGCGACCAGAAGAAGACCTACGCTAACCTTCGCGACAAGGAGGGCGTCTGGACTATCAAGGAACCGTTCCTCGACGTGTTCAACGAGGAGACGGGCGACGCTACTCGCAAGGCCGTAGCCGTTGCTGATCCCGTTACGCCTATCCGCTGCTTCATGTGGCAGTACGCCGACGAGGCCCAGTGGAAATCGATCTTTATCGACGGCACTTGGGAAGCCAAGACGGATGACAGCGGCAAGGTCATTCAGGAGGCCCGCAGCAAGAACGTCTATCAGGAGACGATTAAGTCTGCGTCTAACTGGATCGGCAGCAAGATGCAGGAAATCCTGTTTGCTGGCGGAGAGGCCGATATTCCCGATGTCAACGGGGTCGAGGGTACTGGCGGTGCCGCGAGTGATGACCCGCTTGAAGGCGCAGGCTAATTCAAGTGCTCTATAACACAGTGATCCTGATCGGTGCGGCTGGCTTTTGCTGGCTCTGTCACTGGTCGGGATCACCCCGGCGCAGGTAGCCTATTCTACGACCTGATACCGAGTTTGCCATAGGAGATTACATGAACGCATTTGCCGGGGCGATTGCCCAAGCTGCTGCGGAAGCACCCTCCCAGCCGGTTTATCCCGCTAAGGTGCCTGGGCTAGTCGTTCACATCGACGGCGACTACCTTGCTTACCATGCCAGCGGCAATGATGAATGTGAGCCTGGGATGGCCCGCATGAACGCATTTGCTGCTGTTGATCGCTACACGTCTCTCACAGGTGCGAGTAAAGCCGTTGTCCACAACACAGCAAGCGGGTGCCACAAAGGCGAAAGATATCTGGCTGCGACAGTTAAGCCATATCAAGGCCAGCGCAATAGCGGAAGAAAGCCAAAGAACTATTCGTATCTGCGAGAGTTGCTTCTCAACTATCAAGGAGACGCTTTCCAGTCCAAAACCTGGGCTACTAGAGAAGCCGATGATGGCTTCGGCGCTTGCGCTTACTTCGCTGCGGGTAATCCAGCACAGGCCGGTTATGCCGCCCTTGCCACCGCAGATAAGGATATGCGCATGTTGCCAGGGCTACATGTCGATTGGACCAAGCACTGTCTGACCACAGTTAAGCCAGGAGAGTATGAGGTTATCGGGCCTAACGAGAAGGTTTATGGCCTCAAGTGGTTCTGGCTGCAGATGCTCATGGGCGACACAGCAGATAACTGCCCCGGTCTTGAGAAGGCCCATGTGGACCTCAAGGGCGGTAACAACGTCAAGTTCATTGCAGTTGGCGAGAAGACTGCCTACAAGTTGCTAGACGGTATTAAAGATAGCGACACCGCATGTCAGAAGGTGATTGAACTTTATCGTGGAGGGTACTTCTTCTATGGATCAGACGACTGCCCTAGTAACTACGCCGATGACCGCTTCGTTGAGCAAGCCTGCCTTATGTGGATGCGAACGGGGCCGAAGGCCAATGTACTCGACTTCGCGGAGCATAAAGGTCCAGGCCACTTTTCACATCTATTCGACCAACCGATGTGGGACGCCTGCGAGCGTCTCGACAAACGAGTAAAGGACGCCCGTGCAACGCTTAACAACATCTCAACTCCGTGAAGTAAGACAGAAGCTGCTCGTAGCCCAGGGCGGCAAGTGTGCTATCTGTCAAGGCCCGGTTACGACTAGGCAGGGACAGGACGCTGTGCTCGACCATGACCACAAGACTGGGGCGGTACGTGCGGTGCTGCACCGTAGCTGCAATGCCCTTCTAGGTAAGGTAGAGAACAATCAGGTACGCTTCGGTGTGCGTGACCTCGCTGCTTTCTGTCATGGTACTGCCAAGTATTTGCAGCTTCACATGACCAACATCACAGGCATGATCCACTCGACCCATCTGACAGAGGACGAGAAGCGGATTAAGCGCAACAAGCAGGCCGTCAAAAGGCGAGCCACAGCAAGGAAGACTGCATGACTAAACTCCTACCTAGCCTCCGTACCCGTAAGCAAGTCTCTGAGGCTGTGGCAGGGTCTTCCAGCCTTACTGGCGCTGTTCGCCAGCTTAATGACTTATACCCCGATAAAACACGGGTCAATATCCAATGGCTCCGCGCCTTCCTGAGTAGGGAGGATAACGAGGAACTGGCGGCACCGTTTGACCGGGCTAAGGAGGTCGTCAGGAGCCGAAACTTCCAGGCCGAGAACAACCGGCTGCGGAAGGACGTAAAGGCGCTGAGCGAGGCTGTGGGCGACCGTGACGGGTTCCTAGACGCCCTCACTCGGATCGCTGACGAGTTGCCCGAGCGGCCCCCGGTCGACTTTCGCAAGTTCGTCGGTGGACAGGTGGGCACTCCGGTTACGGTCGAGCTTCTGCTGTCTGATCTACAGATTGGCAAGCTGGCCCCAGGATATACCACCAACGTGGCCCGTAAGCGCCTGTTCGAGTACGGTCGTGCGGCTCTGTTTCAGATTGAGCAGAAGGCTGCGGTAGGCTACCGTATTGAGCGGATTGTGCTTGGCCTGCTGGGGGATATCATTGAGAGCGACAAGAAGCACAGCAACAGCGCAAGGGCTACGGATACCTCTACTGCCGAGCAACTGTTCGATGCACAGGCTGGTATCTTTGAGTTCGTTATCGAACCGCTAGCTAGGCTGGGCATCCCTATGGAAGTCATGGCTATCACAGGAAACCACGATCATGATGACCACGGACTTAACATGTTCGAGCCCGGCAAGAACCACCTTAGCTGGTGCATGTACCGTTCTCTGGAGCTACTCACCACGAGAGTTGGATATTCAAATGTCCAATGGACGATCCCGGAGGGTTCCTATGGCATTGTGGATTTCTATGGGCAGCGTGCGCTGTATGAACATGGTGTTGGAGTGGGTTGCGCAGAACAGCCGATGAAGGCCCACAAAATCAAGCGCAGCGAGCAGGAGAAGCAGCATCTCACTTATTTCCGTATGGGCGACAAGCATACTGTTACTAGCTTTAATAGCGGACAGATGGTTGTCAACGGGGCCTTCTTTGGCGCGGCTGCTGGCGGTACTGAGTATTCTGGTATTGCTGGGTACAGTTCAGTGCCTGCTCAATGGATGGGTTTTCATGTAGCCCGCAAAGATAATAGGCTTAGCCTGTACGACAGCTTCGTTATTCAGCTAGATCATATTGGAGATTAGTATGTGCGCAATAGCCCCGCCGCCCCCTAAAAATAAGGTAGTAAAAGCCCAGATCGAGGGTAAACCGCTGCCGAGTGCTCAAGGTACTGGCATGAAGTTTGACGGGGGCAAGCCTCGCTGGTCACTTCTCATGGAAGGTATGAGCAAGGCATTGGAGGGTGTAGCCAAGGTGCTAACCTTCGGAGCTAACAAGTATGCAGCCCATAGCTGGCGGACTGTCCCGGAGGGCAAGGAGCGTTACCGCGATGCGCTATACCGCCATCTGGCTGCAATCGAGCAGGGCGAGGAGCTAGACCCGGAGAGTGGGCTAAGGCATTGGGATCATGTTATCTGCAACGCCTTGTTCCTGTCGGAACTTAACCGATGATCTGGAACGCGTTGCTGGTGTTCTGCACTAGCTTCGTGTTCATCTTCCTCAAGTCATGGCAGCAGTTGAATGTGGTCCATTACCAACTGTGGTGGATCGTTCCGACTAGCTTCGCCATGGCCGCTGCGGAAGTGATAACGGTGTTTAACATGGCCCATAATGGGTTCGGCTGGGTAATCATTCCTATTGGCCTGGGTAGCGGCTTTGGATCGCTATGCTCCACTGTAATTCATAAGAGCACACGTAAGGCATGAGAGTGGCCCTATCCAAGCCCCTACTGGTGATAACTATTATTAGTTACCTAGCAGTTCTTATTTATATGGGAGTAAATTACCATGGCTAAAGACTACATCATCCAGAAGGCCGTCGAGTTCGGCAAGGTTAAGAAGAAGGTGGCTGCGGGTATTGACCTAGCTACCTTCGAGCAACAGGCTAAGTATGATGGCTGCTGTGCTATTCTGATCTTTGACGAGTACGCTGGCTATACCAAATGCTTTAGTCGTACTGGCGAAGAGTACATCAGCATGTCTGTGGTCGGTAGCTGTATGCAGGCCTGGGGCGAGAAGCTCTATGGTGCGGACACGCCGTTGCGCAGCGTTGCAGTAATCGGCGAAGCATGGTGGTCGGGCAAGGGCCAGTTTAACGAGATTAGCGGGGCGTTCCGTAGGGGCAAGCCTAACTATGATCTGGGCTTTGTCATCAATGACGTCATCCCACTCGACGACTTTAGGAAGGGCTCCTGTCCTACGCCGTATAAAGACCGGGTAGCTAATTGGAAGGGCATCTTGCCTGACGGGTCAGAACACCCGTTCCAGTTTGCCGATTGCTGGGAACCCGGTTCTAGCGATCCTCAAGAGCGCTGCAATCAGCTTGTAGCCATCGGCGGCTTTGACGGGCTAGTGCTTCGCGATCTTAACGGTACATGGACTGTGGGCAGCGGCACTACTGGCGAGATTATCAAGATCAAGCAGAAATTGTCGTTCGACCTCAAGGTTATCGAAATTAGCTCAGCGCCAGGAGAAAAGACAGGCCGTGACGTCTATAGGCTCGTTGTTGAATTTAATGGTCGGCGGCTTGGGGTTGGTTCTGGCGTTCCTCATAAGCTGTCTGACCTGCCGAAACTAGGCGATATCGTCGAGGTGGAGGCTATGGACTACAGTAGCGACGGGTTGCTGCGGGAACCCCGTTTCAAATCAATTCGTTTTGATAAGATCACAGCAGACTAAGGATAACCATGACTGACTTCTCTAATGCAATTACCGTAGCCGCCGCTAACACTGATATGAACGTAGCCAAGAGGGGGCCGCTTACCCAGGTTGAATTAGAGAAAGAAATGTCTGCGTTCGGGAAGACGCGCGCTGAGAATATGATGGGTCGTAACGAGGATGCTGGCAGCGCCGATAACAACCCGTATGCCAAGGCGATCTATCGTCGGTTCATCATGCCCCTTGCTGCTCTGATCCGAGAAGATATCGGCACCAAGAAGCCGGGACGCAATCAGGCACATGTCACCCTGCTAGAGCCATTAGACCCTGAGGCAGTAGCCTTCCTGAGTGTTCGCTCAGTCCTCAACAGTCTAATGTCTAATTCGGGCCACGACAACAGCGGCGGCGTTGGTAGAACGCTTATGGCTAAAGTTGGGCGCTCCTTGTATGGTGAGCTTCTTCTCTCTATGTTTGCAGAGATTGAGCCTGACCTGTTCTACACTTTGAACAACGACCTTGGACGGCGCATGAGTAAGTCAGAGCGGCATAAGGTTACGGTGTTTAGGATGCAGGCCCTACAGGCTGGTGTACCCCTGCCCGAATGGGGTGCGAACGGCGTGGCTCAGGTAGGCGCTTACATTTTGGACAGACTAGAGCTTCTGGGGATGGTCGATGTCCATAAAGTACAAGTCGCCGGTCGTGGTGGCAGAGCTACGGCCATCAAGACCAACACCGAAGTGGTACTCTCCGAGGCAGTGACCGAGATAATCGCTAATATCAAAACCAGCGTTATTGAGACCCTCCCGTATTTTCTGCCCTGCATAGAACAGCCTAAGGACTGGGTGAGCGTTTTGGATGGCGGGTTTCACACAAACGACATTCGCCGTTTACAGCCGTCTTGCATCCGTACTCGGGGCGCTACTTGGTCAGACTATGAGGGTTACGACCTTAGCCGGGTATTTGCGGCCATCAACGGCCTACAGCGGACCCAATGGCAGATTAACGGTCAGCTACTAGACGCGGTTCGACAGATCGCTCGACATTACAATACCGACGAGATTATCGGTTCTAACGAGACTGCGGCCCCAGGTCGGCCTGAGTGGTTGGGCGAGGAAATGACCCAGAACCAGATGTCTCCTGATGAGGAACAGGAGTTCACTGCCTGGAAGGCTGCAAAGCGAGAGTGGTACACTCAGCGAAAGATTGCAGGCACCAAGTTCGGCAGGTTCTCTACGGCTCTAGCCATTGCCGATAAGTTCCGCCGGTTCGACGCGATCTACTTTGTTTACTTCTCGGACTTCCGAGGTCGCCTGTATGCCCAGACTACAGGGGTTAGCCCACAAGGCAGCGACTTGCAGAAAGCGTTGCTACGATTCGCTAAGGGTAAGCCTTTGGACACTCTCGATGCTCAGCGCTGGTTCTTGATTAACGGCGCTAACAAGTGGAAGTACGACAAGGAAAGCCTCGATGATCGGGTTAAGCTCATCCAAGCTGACCACGACGCCATCATGGCCATTGCCACCGATCCCGTTGCACATCCAGACTGGCGAGATGCGGACAGCCCACTGCAGTTTCTGGCATGGTGCTTCGAGTATAAGCAGTGGCAGGACAGCCCTCATGATTTTGTAAGCCACTTGCCCGTAGGTATGGACGGTAGCTGCAACGGGCTACAGAATTTTTCTGCTATGCTCCGCGATGAGATTGGCGGAAAGGCTACAAATCTTATACCTAGCAGCAAGCCTAATGACATATACCAGAACGTCGGTGATGTAACGCTATTAGCGCTAAGGCGCGAAACGCCGCGTACCATCCCCATGGTTGACGAGGATGACCCAGATACTGCATCGGCGGCTTTCAAGGCCACTCTTGCCAACAAGCATCTAGGGATGTGGATCAAGCACGGTTGTCCTAGAGGACTGGTTAAACGCAGCGTTATGACATTGCCCTACGGGTCAACCCGGTTTGCTTGCGCGGACTTCATCAAAGCCGACTACCTGCGGGAAGGTAACGCCCCCGAGTTCGCTAAAGAGGAGTACGGTGCAGCCGCTCAGTTCCTTTCCCATTATGTATGGGACAGCATCGGCGAAGTAGTTGTTAAGGCTACCGAAGCAATGAGTTGGCTACAAGGCAGTGTGAAGAAAATTCTGGAAACCAACGATCAAATCTCATGGGTTGCCCCAGATGGCTTCCCAGTTATCCAGATATACCAAGCAACGTCTATGCACCGGATCAATACGAAGCTCCAAGGCAACACGAAGATCGCGCTGTATCAAGACACCGACAAACCGTGTCCGCGTCAGCATAGGAACGGCATCGCGCCGAACTTTATCCACAGTCACGATGCCGCCCACATGAAGCTGGTAATCAATGCAGCAGCCTACGAGGGCCTATCGCTTGCCATGATCCACGACGACTACGGAACTCATGCAGCAGACGCCGCTAAACTCTACCGTATAATCCGAGAGGAGTTTGTGGCCATGTACGAGCAGCATGATCCCCTTGCTGACATCCAAGCCCAGTATGATCTGACACAGCCCCCGGCTAGAGGCAATCTTGATCTGCGTCAGGTTCTCGACAGCCCCTACTTTTTCTCTTGAGGTATTTCGGTACATACCAACATAGAGAAAATTCGACGTATCTATTTCCCAGGTCAACCCAAGGACAATAATATATGAATGATCTCTACAGACTATCGACTTCGGTATATGAGAGCTTGGAGAGGCAACTCCCTAAGCCTATGGTGAGTAAAGACACCACAGAGCAGCAGGTTGGATATCTACTAGGTATTCAACATGTACTAGGAATACTCCGTCAAGGGTTCACAATCAATGACGACGACCAAGCTCGCGGCGTACCACTACGCACTGGTAAAAGATAAGTTCATAGAGAAGGCAGATCAGCTTCGCCGATTGGCACGTAAGCAGATGCATGGGGATATTGATCCCATGGTAGCATTACGCAATGTGTTTGAAGCTGATAACGCCTATATCGTGGACGGGTATCTAGTAGTATATGATATCTCGACGATGTGGTGGAGCGATACCCCAATCCTCGCTGAGCAGTTAGTCTTCGCCTTGGAACGGGGTAGCCGATTTGCTTCGGTTATTGAGTTCTTTGAGGCGAAGGCTCGGGAAGCTGGTGCTAAGTTCATCTGTGCCGGAACGGCGCTGGCTAAGAGCGACAACGCACTAGCTTCCCTATACGAACGCGAGGGGTTTTCCCGTATCGCTATCAACTTATCCAAGGAGATTACATAATGTGTTTTGGTAATAAGGCTGCTAAGCGGCAAGCTAAGGCTATGGAGGCCCAGGCCAAGCAACAGGCGGTCAACGATCAGTATGCTATCCAGGCCTCCACCCAGGCTCGGGAAAGCTCTCTCCGTATGGAGCAGGCATCCAAGGCGGCTGCTGAGCTACTCGCACAGCCCGTCGATAAGGCAGAGGTATCGCTAGCTGAGGAAACTCCTGCCGCTGAGATTGATCCTAATACGGGTCGTCGCCGGACTACTCGTAGTTCGTTCCAGATCAACCGCACTTCCGGTATCAATCTTTAAGGAATACCTATGGCCTTTGCAGGTAATGCACCGGGCCGGTGGCAGCAGCTAGATGGGCTGCGCCGTGGTTTCATTACCCGCTGTGAATTGTTCGCTGCATACACGCTACCCAAGATTTGCCTGCCTGATAATCAGACGGACAACAACCGGGACGTGTCTCAGGACTTTCAGGCAGTAGGTGCCCAATCCACGAACCACCTGTCCAATAAGCTGATGCTGGCGCTATTCGCCCCATCGCGTCCTTTCTTTCGTCTCGATCCCTCTAAAGCTGTAGCCAAGCAAATTGCTGAGGCAGGCGCTGACGAGACTGCTATTGCAGACGCTCTAGCTCAGGGTGAGAAAGCTGCTGTTGCTGTCCTAGACAAGAAGGCTATTCGGCCTAAGCTCTATGAGGCAGTCAAGCACCTTATTATCACGGGCAATGTCCTGATCGATCTATCAGATACCTTCCGGGTTCTCGGGATCAAGAAGTACGCAGTTCGCCGGTCATTGACTGGCAAGGTTCTGGAAATCGTTATTGCAGATAAGATGCTGCTGGACGAGCTTGATGACGAGGTTAAGCTACAGGCTGCACAATATCTAGGCGCACAGTACGACCGAGAGGTTACGCTGTACCGCTGGATTAAGCGCGATCCTGATGGTGATTACCGTATGACCCAATGGGTTGACAACTTCCAATTGCCCAAGCGGTTTGATGGTAAGTGGTCAGAGGAAAAGCTGCCCTACCGCCCGCTAACGTGGGACTTGGCAGATGGTCAGCACTACGGCACAGGATTGGTCGAGGATTACGAGAATGACTTCTCCGGTCTATCTGCCCTCTCTCGGGCACAGGTCCAGGGTGCGATCCTCGCATCTGAGTTCCGCTGGCTAATCAACCCTGCTGGGATGACCCGGCCAGAAGACTTTGAGGGTACGCCTAACGGTGGCGCGATGCCCGGTGTTGAAGGTGACGTGCATCTGGTAAGCTCTGGTAAATCCGGCGACTTGCAGATTACAATGAACCAGACAGCCGAGTACATCAACCGTATCGGCAGGGCCTTCCTATTAGGTAGCCAGATCGTTAGGGATGCCGAGCGAGTTACTGCAGAAGAAATCCGCATGGTCGCGACCGAGCTAGAAACAGCTTTGGGCGGGGCCTATTCGCGTATTGCAGTTGACTTCCAAATGCCCCTGGCCATGTGGCTACTGTCCGAAGTGGACATTCCTATTGGTAAGGAAACCTTCGAGCCTACCATCGTTACTGGTTTGGACGCCCTCTCAAGAGGCGGCGATCTAGACGAGTTAAAGCTCTGGCTTGCAGACGTAGCAGCCGTTAATCAGCTTCCTCCCGCCGCCCTCAACGAATTGAACCTGGGTGCCATCTATCAAGCCCTCGCTACCCCGCGTAGGATTAAGGTGACGGCCTATCTCAAATCTGAGGCTCAGAAGCAGGCTGAACAACAACAACTCCAAGCGCAGCAGGCTGCAGCATACGCTACCCAGACGGGTGTGGATGTAGCGGCTAATGGTGCTATGGAACAACAGAAAGCCGAATAATGCCAGGTGAAGCAAACGAACAGAACCCGTCGCAGGACGGCAATACCGCAGTAACCTTCGGGTCTATCGTTCCGCCTCAGGGTGCCCCGGTAAACGGGTCTGTAGCGCCTCAAGTCGAGACGCCGACCGAAACCCCCGCACCTGCTCCGGCCCCCTCTCCTGAGGCCCCTAAGCCGGGTGAGCAGCCAAAGGTTGAGGCCGTCCCTTCCGAGAAGGATGAGGCAGGCCTTGTTGTCTATGACGAAACTGGCGATGCCGGACTTGACCTTGCCTTGGCCTTTATTGGCCGATTGGGCATTGAGGGCACCGACCCTGCCATGGTGGCCGCAGCTAACGGCGACTTCAGCTTTATCGAGGCTAAGTTGTCCACGCTGGGCGACGAGGCTAAGGGCTGGGAAAAGCATGTCCAGCTTGCCAAGGACGCCCATGGTCGCCAGCTTAGCAAGTTTACCGCAGAGCAGGAGGCCACTAACAAGGCTGTCCATGCAATCGCGGGCGGCGAGGATAAGTGGAAGGCCATTGTGGAATGGGCGGGCAAGGAAGCGGACCCAGCAGAGAAGGCGGCTATTAATGCCATGTTCGATGCAGGGGGCTTCCAGGCTCGGGCAGCAGCCCAGATGCTCGTAACGGCCTACTCGACGGCCAAGGGAACAACCGTAACCCCAGCTAACCCGGCCTCTCAGGCTTCGGGCGTGGCTGCTCAACCGCAAGCCCGGTTGACACAAGCTGACTACCACAAGGAAGTTAGCGCACTACACCAAAAGCTGGGTAACTCGATGGACGGGTCGCCTGAATATGCAGACCTCAAGCGCCGTTTCTTCGGTCGTTAATTTAGGATTATAGAATATGCCTCTTTTTGTTGATCCCGGCGCGATTGTCCCGGAAGCACAGATTACCCATCCCGGCCAGTTCAATCAGACTGGTGATATCAATGCCGCTGCAGTAACCGAGTACGGTCAGCAGGTTCAGCATACGATCAAGCGCAAGTCGCGTCTGGCCCCGTATGTCAACATGCGTCCGGTTCGTGGTACTAACCGCATCGGTAGCTATGGCTTCGGTGATAGCGTCGTGGGCAAGGTCACTGCTGGTGAAGCTCCGGCTGCCACCAAGAATGACGTTGGCCGTAACACGCTCGTTATTGACACGCTGGTCTATACCCGCCACTTCCTGCCGCTGCTGGAAACTTTCCAGACTTCCTATGATGCCCGCGTTGAGCTTGGCGTTGAGGACGGCGAGGCCATGGCACGTTTCATGGATCAGGCGTTCTTTATCCAGGCAGCTAAGGCAGCTCAGGATACTAACAGCCGCTATGGTGCAGGTACTGCTGGTAAGCCTTCGGGCTTCAAGGGCGGCTCGGTGGAAACCCTGTCGTCTGCTGGCGATCTGAGCGATCCGGCCAAGATGTACAAGTCTATCAGCAACCTGCTGGTCAAGATGGAAGACAAGGACGTTGTGCCGGGCGAGGATGACATCATCATTGCCATGCAGCCTTCGACGTTCTACACCCTTCTCGACGCAGAGCAGATTGTAAACGGCGAGTACGTCACGGCTCGTGGTACTCGGGTTGAGGGCGCGATGATCTTCAAGGCATTCGGTTGCCCGGTCATCAAGACCAAGAACCTGCCTAGCGGCGTTGTGTCGAACCACCTTCTGTCCACTTCGGGCAACGGTAACGCTTATGATGGTGACTTCTCGAAGCTCGCTGCCCTTGCGTTCTCGACCAAGGCTATGCTGGCTGGTGAAACGATCCCGCTCTCGCATGACCTGTTCTACGACAAGATTTTCAAGTCTTGGATCGTTGACAGCCATGCCGCGTTTGGCGTTACTCCTGACCGCAGCGAGTACGCGGGTGCGATCCTGTTGCCCTGATGCGTACTAACGAGGAACAGCGAGAGTATATGAAGGAGTACCGGAAGCGCCGAAAGGCAGCCGGTAAGCCTATAACTGAACGAACCCCGGAGCAGGTACGGGCGCATGACCTCTGGAAAAGATATCGCATTCGTGTAGAAGAGTATGACGCTATGCGCCTTGCTCAGAATAACCGTTGCGCCATTTGCGACAAAGAGTTCAATGCGGCCAATGTTAAGGGAAGCCACCCGGCTAACTGCAATGTTGACCATTGCCACAGCACGGGAGCAGTTCGTGGCCTACTATGCAATGAGTGTAATCTTGGACTAGGTAAGTTCAAAGATGATATTTCTTTGTTGCAGGCGGCTGTCTCTTATCTCCTCCCCTAATTCAACTTGCCCCTATCTTCTTCGGAGGGTAGGGGCATTTTGCGTAAAGGATACTTATGCCTGCAATGACCCAGCTAGATGTCATCAACGACATGCTTGCGACTTTGGGCGAATTGCCCATTAACTCGATAGCAGAGAGCCATCCGATGGTTCCTGCTGCGCTCCGCACCTTGTCCACGGCATCGGCCCGAGAGCAGGCTAAGTCTTGGTGGTTCAATAAGGAACTGACTGATCTAGCGCCGGACACTCAAGGCAACATTTATCTCCCCAATGACACGCTTAGGGTTGACCCCCAGTGGTCTAGCCTAAACTATGTCCAGCGGGGTAGGCGATTGTATAAGCCTTTCGAGACATCCAGTACGGACAAGTATAAGTTTAAGGAGGTAGTCCGCTGCTGGCTAGTTAGGGAGTTGCCTTTCGAGGACTTGCCCTTTCCAGCACAGGATGTTATCTCTTACTCGGCCCAGCTAGACTTCATGGGAGACTATGACGCAGATCGGGCTAAATTCGAGCAGGCTACCCAAGGATACCGCCTCGCCCTAATGACGCTCACTGCTGAGCACACACGTAACGTGGGAGTGGATATCCTGCGCCGTCGCGGCGGGGTTATCGGTGGCCGTACCGAGATTGGCGTTACTAGGCTCGTAGACGGCCTCAACACTTACAGATAGGATTTACTCATGTCGAAGCTGAGCGGAAGCTACGAAAGCGTCGTTAGAGGCGTGTCTGAGCAGGCAGCACAAAACCGGCGTTCCGGTCAGCACTTCGCTCAGTCAAATATGATTTCAGACCCGGTGCGGGGCTTGGCACGGCGGCACGGATCGTTGCTGCAAGATGAGGTAATGCTAGATATTGCAGCCGATCGGTATGCAGACCTACTGGCAGACACCGCATGTCACCGGGTCTATCCATTCTTTGTAGGCGGCGATGAGTATGATCTAATCGTTCGCACTGCTGCCGATACTGCCGACCTAGGGGTTGACGGCTTCTGCTGGGTATTCAGCAAGAAAACCGGAGAGTTTGTACCTACCGTTTTCGCTTCAGGTGATGCGGCCCTACAGACGGTAATGGCGGGCGGTGTATCCGCTGCCGTCAATATTGGTCGTTACGTGTATCTGGCGGGCAATACTCTGATCCCTACTCATGAGGCGTCGGCCGCTTGGGACAATGCGAGCAACCGCGCTAAGATTGCGGCGACTGTATTGACCGGGGCGTACAGCCGGACATTCTCGCTAACTTTGCAGAGGGCTGACGGCACTAAGGTAGTAGGTTCGTACACAACCCCTTCTAGTAGTTATCCAGGCATTTTAGATACGTCTGACATCCCCCTGTATAATGGCAGCACTCTTAACGAGGAATACCAGAAGCAGGTTAATGACCGGGTGAACCAGTACAACGGGGAGGTCATTAATTGGACGGGCACGGCGGCTGCGGCTATTACGCCCAAGGCTATTGCCAACGGCATTAGAGACAACCTTATCAGTCAAGGCATCACGGCAGCTACCAGCAATGATAAGGGCACCGTCTATATTGACGATACTCAATTTATTGCGGCTACTGGATCAGACGGGGGCGATGACAGCTTGCTACGTGCAGTGGGTGCCGATGTAGATAATATCGACTTGGTGAACACCTACCACTATGTCGGTAAGGTTGTGCGCATTCCCTCGCCTACTACAGCAGGTAACGCGGTGTATCTCAAAGCTGTGGCCAAGGACGGGGAGAGTACCGGATGGGCCTCGGTAATCTGGCGGGAAACCGCAGGATACGTCATGACACCTAAGACTGTCCTCATAATGGCCACAGTCGAAGATGGTATCATGTATATGGCCTCAGACGCTGGTAGCCTGTCTAGCATGTCCGGTATCACAGTTCCAACGTACAAGGCGAACACGGTGGGCGACGATATATCCGCACCGCTACCCGAGTTGTTCGGAAAGGGCATTAGCTACCTCGGCGTATTCCAAGACCGCATGGTTATAGGGTCGGGAGCAACGCTTCTATTTTCTCGTCCTGGGGACTATCTAAACTGGTTCCGCAAGAGTGTCACTACTGTGGCGGATGACGATCCCTGGGAAGGATTTGCTCTAGGATCAGAGGACGACACGATTAAATGGTCAACCCTGTACGACAGGAATTTGCTACTCTACGGCAAGCGGTTCCAGTATGTTGTATCGGGACGACAGCCCCTCACTCCCAAGACAGCCTCTATTATCGTAGCTACGGCTTTTGAGGACGCAGTAGATGCACGGCCTGAGGCAACGGGCAACTACGTTATCTACAGCAAGTACAGTGGCCGAGCGGGGACCGAGGTTGCATCGGTTCATCAGGTTCAGGCGGGTGCTATTGCAGACAGTCCCGAAAGCTACAAGATCAGCCAGCAACTTGACACGTATCTGCAGGGTGTCCCTATTGAGTTGCTGACCTTTACTGCGCCCAATATGGTTCTTCTTCGCACCCGAAAAGAGCGCAGGCGGCTGTTCACTTACAGCTACCTCGACGACGCTCAATCCGGTAGGCTCTTTGATAGCTGGTCGGACTGGTCCTGGTCAGAACATGTAGGCGACATGATCGGGGTCGGTAAGGATGGCGGGGACGTCTTAGTATATGCTATCAAGAAGGGCATAGCCTCAGACGGAAGCAATAAGATTTGGCTAGCAGCAGAGCGCTTTGTACGCGACACGACCCTCTCGGACTATCCCTATCTGGACAGTTTGAGGCCGCTGAGCCAATACCAGAACGACAGCACGATGGCTTACCTAAATCCTACCTATCCCGCAGTAAACGGCACGGTAGTAGCTATAGGTGGACAAAGTGAGTATAGGTTCATCGGAATGGTTCTTGAGGACTTGGATACCTTTGTTTCGCAGTATCCCTCACAAGAGCCCTCGGCCTGGGTTGGGGCAGGTTTCCCTGCCTATGTAACGCCCACAAACCCGTACGTTAAAGATAGGAACGACCAGCCTATCCTTAGCGGGCGTCTAACCCTGATGTCTGTAAAGGTGGCCGTAGCAGATACTGGCGGCATGGAAGGATGGACTAAACGAAATGCCGGGGAAACTCGCACACTGAACTTTGTAGGCAGAACTTTGGGTAATTCGGCCAACCTTATAGGCCGACAGCCCGTAGTAACTACTACCCTATCGGTAATCGTAGGCGGCGAGGTTAAAGAGTGCAGCTATACCCTAAGAGCCAAAACTTGGTTGCCGCTGACTATTACCAGTATTGACTGGACTGGCCAGTGGTTCTTCAACACCAGACGCGCGTAAGGAAACGTAAATGGGTTCCGTATTTTACGGCCAGGCTAGTGCTATTCAGGCACAGGGGCAGGTCAAAGCTAAGCGCATCACTACCAAGTCAGGTAATGAGCGTCGGGCGGCTGATACTGATCTAAAGCTGTTTAGTCAATCACTAGGCAACCGTAAGATCATGGACGCTGCTGGTAAGAATATAAATGCCTATGGTGAGAACATCGCTAAAAATCTGGAAGCTGCCACGTATGGTGACTTCCAGACTAGGCTACGACAATCGGAAGAGTTGGGGGCCGTCAGTGTGATGGCCTCCGCTGCTGGTGTAGGCGGGTCGTCTATTGAGGCGTATAACGCCACACTGGCCACCGTCAACGGACTACAGCAAGAGCAGGCCGACCGGCAGTTTGACCGGGACCTGTATTCGGCAGAGCGGGCTAGGGGCGACATTCTGGTACAGGCAACAGACAGCTTCGATCAGAATATCTATCGAGCCGACCTAGACGTGTCCACTTACATGGATGTCAAGAAGCCCAGTTTCCTCTCCGGGGCGCTCACTCTGGGCCTTGCTGCAGGCGCAACCTACTTTGGTGGGCCGCAGGCTGGACAGGCCGTACTGAGCTTCCGAGAGGCCCAACAGCAGGCATCCAGGGGCGACTATGCTGGCGCATCCCGATCCCTTGACGGGGCGGTTATGGCCAGTGTATCTGCCGCCAAAACTTATCATTCCGTTGGGGGCAACCTCTGGGGAAGCACTAAATCTAAGGCGTCCGGCAAGGGCGCATAAGGAGACACTACTATGGCTACTGGCTATGATAACCGGCAAGGGGGCCGCAGTTCGTTCGCGTTTGAACCCGCCAAGCCCTCACAAAGTCAGTCGGCTCAGGCCAGCGGCTTTAGGGGTATTCAGATGGATGGTGGCAACACTTCCGTCGCTGGCGGTATTTCTGCCGCATCTAACTTCACTGAAGCTGGCCCTAGCGCCGGGGCATTGGGAGGCTTCTTTACGGAGCTTCTCGCCCCTGCTATCAAGCGTCGGCAAGATGAGCTATTCGTTAAAGGCATGGTGGATCAGATGTCCGCCGTGTCCGGTGAAGAGATCAGGGTCAACAACAAGAACCCTATCAATCAGATTTTCGGCCCGTCTTCCTACGAGGAAGGCGCTATCGCCTACTCAGCTAAGGACGCTGTAAACCAGTGGCAGAGCAAGACGCTGCAGGATATGGACCGTCTCAAGAGACTGCCGCCCGACCAGCTTTCTAAAGTAGTGGCCGAAAGTTTCCAGACTATGATGACTGGGGATAAGTTCACGGACACTGTTGTTAGCACTTCGTTGATTGAGGCTAGTCAGCCCGTGATCGGCGCTATTGCTAAGGAGCGTTATTCGTGGCAGCAGAGTGAGGCGCTTAACGCCAAGACCAAGGCTGACTTTAGTAATGCCGAGGCTTTCCAGGCGGCGATGACTTCGCTGGCTAAGACTGGCTCACCCAGCGATGCCGGGAACTTGGCGGCTAACGCTGCTCGTAATAACTTCATGTCCTCTTTGGTCCAGCCATCTGGCATGGACGATGAGACTTACCGTAAGAGTCTAGTGACCCTGTATAAGCGGTCTGCACAGGCGGGTAACGGATATGCTGTCAGTATGCTCAAGAACCAGCCGGGCTTCTTCAATCTGCTCAGCGATGAGGAAATTGTTAAGCTGGAAGATACTGAGCTAAAGTATGGCAACCGGGCACTTAGCCGCGCTGCTATCAATCACGCTGAGGACATCGACCGCCTGAACTATAACATGGAGTTCGGCAAGATTAGCTCTACTGAGGCGATGGCCCAAATGGCTAACATTAACGAGAGTGTCAAGTCCGAGACAGGGTTTGATATCGACTTGTTCGACTACAAGGATGTTACTGGCGCGGGTAAGAATGTCTGGGGTGCTTTGCACGCTAGCCTTAACCGTCAGCAAGACCGGCAGTGGCAGGTTGAGGATATGGCTACTCGTCAGAGGTTCGAGCTTGAGAAAGCAGACAAGGAAGCCCAGGACGAGGCAGCACAAGTCCAGCTTGCGTATGCTTCGGGTAATATTAAGACTGCCCAGGCCCAAGGTATCGGTGCTGGTGGTAACTACGATGTGCTTGCTCAGGCAGATTACGCTCAAGGCAACTGGACTAACATGATCCGAAACTACAACAAGGACGGCTGGGTTAGCGGTCTGGTAAAAGATCAGGTGCAGGCTCAGATCACATCGAGTATCGGCCAGGAGTACAACAAGGACTTCCAGCAGGGCTACGAAAAGTTCACGGCTCTTAACAAAGCTAAGCCTGCCGCAGCCATGGGCTACTACGGTGACTTGTACGCTCCGATGCTTGCTTACGAACGGATGGTGACTACCGGGCGGGTAACTCCGACTCAGGCATTTGCTCGGGCGTTTGCAAACCCTGCTCAGTATGCCCCCGTCCCAGAAATGACCAAGGCTGCTAAAGATAAGATCAGTAGCTGGATAGATAGCAATCGAGGTCGTGGTATGATTGTCGGTAGCCTAGTCGGGCGGGGCGGTCTTACTAGCTCGGGGAAGTCTGCTCTTAATAATGCTATGTCTCGGCAGCTTGGTGTAATGATGAAGAATACGGATATGCCCGTAGAGGCGCTTATTCCCAACCTTTATCAAGACCTAGTTAGCAGCGGTGCTTATGAGGACTACGGACGTTTGGGCTGGTCTAACAAGCCGGGTACTCCAAATCTAGGTAGGTCACTGGGGCTTATGCCCGATGAGGCAGACGAGGTAGTCGAAAGTACTATCGATGCTGCGCTGAAGGCTACTGGCTTCAAGGACGGTGTTAAGGGAGACAACTTCGACGTTCGCCGCATCAAGGACCAGAGCGGTCAGATGGTCCTGGCGGTTACTCCCTATGATGACGACGAGGGTGCGGGCACTACCGCACTAATCCCGTTCTCTAAGTTCAAAGCCAAGGCTGACGGTCTTAGGGATAGTCGTGTATCTAGGGCCAAGCCTAACTGGGGCAAGAACCTAGACCCATATCGTCGTATTAAGGGCGAAAGCGGCTTTGCTAGGATTAAACGCATTAACCAAGAAGTATCCGCTGGAGCAAGCCCCACTAATCGTAATATCACTGGAAAGGTGCTGGGATACTCTAAAGCACCAGTCGATAAATCTAACTGGGCAAAGCGAGCGGATGGCAGCACTAAAGGTACAGGATGGCTGGGGCTACTAAAAAGACCAGATGGAAATGTTAGTAGCGAAATTTCTGTAGGTGTTGAAATTAGAGGAAAAGAAACTGAAATTCCTCTAATGGTGCCGGGTTTAACTAAATCTGAGCTAGACTACCTAATGACTAACAACCCAGAAGGCAAGACATTTCTATCTAAGATGCCCCCTAGTATAATGAATAAAGCGGTAGCGCATGCTCATAAGCAAATAACAGCGGGCAAAAGCCCCTTCAAATAAGGAGAAAGTCTAATGGCTAACGGCCACAGTTTTAAGGACGGCGTGTACGACCAGATCGAAGCCGGTCTGGAACGTAAGTACAATCTGCCTACTGGCGGCATGAAAGCCATTCGCACTAAAGGCGAGCGCTCTAATGCCGATCAGGTTTCGGAAGTAGGCGCTCGTACTGTCTACCAGATTATGCCGGGTACCCGTGCAGCGTTCAATAAGAAGTACGGTGTTGACGCTTACGGCAGCAAAGAAGGGGCAGCGGAAGTTGCTGCCCTTCACCTGCGTGACAGTATGCGGCGTAACGGTGGCGATTGGAATGCTGCTGTTTCGGAATACCATGGCGGCACTGACCGCCGCCAATGGGGCAGTAGGACGCGAGCTTACCTAGGCCGGGTCACTGGCAGGGCGTTTGCATCTGGGCTCACGGTCCCTGCGGGTACTAACGGGGCCACACAGCTTGCACCCGGCATTGATATCTCGGCACTCAGCTATGATGACCTAAAGAATGTAGCTCCCGAGGATATAGGGTCGCGTAGGCCACTAGGCCCTCAGGCCCCTACTAGCAAACCATCCAAGGCCGATAAGGTCAATAGCCTGCTGGTGGGTGACAAGTCTCTTGAGGTTGCTCGGCCCGATCAGGCACCCGACATCCGAGTAGATCAGCGGGAACAGAACACCGCTGTAGTTGCCAACAACGAAAAGCTGGCGACTACCTTTGCAGATCGGGCCAAGGCCGCTATAGACAAGAACTGGGTTCTGAACCAGATTGTTCGTGGGATGGATCGGGAAGTTTTCCCAGAAGACCAGAAGTTCCACCAGACCTACATGCAGAACATTGATAGTCCTGACTTCGAGGGGTTTGCTGAGACGCCGGAAGAACGGGACAAACTTCGCGATACGAACAGCATGGCAGAGCTAGCTCAGGCTAAGCAAACGATCATTGCAGACCGTGCTCGTAATAAGATCATCAACAGCAATGACACGGGGACTTACTTTGAGGTAGGTGCTGCACTGACAGACCCGGTTGGGTGGATTGCTACTGCAGGTGTGGGCAAGATTGGCCAGCTAGGCGTTAAGGGCTATACCCTGGGCCGAGCAGCACTAGAGGGGGCAATTGTCAACACGGCCTTTACCGGCGCTCTTGACTACTCGGGCGAAAACCAGACGGCGGCGGACTATGCCGTTTCTGGGGCCATGGGGCTGGCTATGGGCGCGATCCTGCACCGGGTAATCAAACCCTCGGGCGCGGTCGATACCTCACTGGATGAGGTCGCCACGGGCATGAAACGGCAGGCCCAGCAGGAGGCCCGCGAGACACTCGCACAGGCCCAGGTCGCTGCTGGGCCAGAAGCAACGCCTGAGCAGATCGTAAGCCAAGTGCAGACCATTACTGCTAAGCGTACCCTAGACCATGTAGAAATGTCATTGGCAGATGTCGGAGACGAAAGCAAGTTCCTCACGTCAGAAGAGAACCTTATCTATACGAGTGATCCAAAGCTCAGGCGAGCACAGATTGCTAAGGACGGATTGGATGCTCTGGATGATGCAGGCGAGCGGGCTATGGTAGCCGAGATAAACTATCGATCAGACCGTATAGTTGCCAACAACCCGATTGATGAGGCTGGCCTACAGGGTCGGCTGCTTCGGTCGGTAGGTCAAGAAAGCACGGGACTTACTCTCTTACGGTCTAAGTCGAATGTGTTAAAGGCAACCGCTCTACAGCTTCTCGAAAGCACTACGGGTGCGGGCGGTCGTCGCAGGTCTGCGGCTATGTCCCAGGTAACGCGAGAGCGGATGTATCTCCGCCCAATGATCGAGTACGACCAGTTGTTCAACCAATGGCGCAAGGCAGAGGGGCATGGCAGCATGTTCAGCTACTTTAACCCTAAGGTTCGTAATGACTTTGACCGAGAAGTGTTCTTTGAGATTGAGGCCCGAGCAGGGCAGGCCGAGGGCTTCCGGGCTACTCGTAATCCTGCTGTAGCTAAGGCTGCAGATGCTCACGAATTGGGCATGACGCTCATGGCTAAGGAACAGCGGCATGTCGGCACTCTTGGTGCGGCTAGGCTTCCTACAACCTCTGTAGGCTATGTACGGCACGTCATTGATCCGCGTAAGGTTAAGTCTCTTACAGATAGTGACCGCAGAGTTGTCGAGGACATACTGGCCAAGCAATTCAACACGGCCAACGAGTACAGCTATATCGATAAGGTGACTAAGGAAAAGATCACTAAGAACTTCGACCCTACGTTCAGCCGTAAACTCGCTAAGGCGTATTTGACAAAGGCTGTTCGTAGGGGAAATGGGTCTTTCGATATTCCTGTAAACATCCACGACGCGGGATCATCTGAGATTATTGATGATGCGCTCAAGGCTATGGGCGGTATGGACGATCTGGAACGTGAGGCTATCCTGGGCAAGTTTAGCCGAGGCGGGGCTAGTTATACTAAGGGCCGATTGAAGCTCGATATGACCGCTCCTATTGCCGGTGGAAAGGTTCTGGGCGACTTGTTTCGACAAGACGTACTAGGGCTATACCGTAGCTACGCCCGTCGAGCATCGGGTGAGGTAGCCCTTGCTCAGTATGGCATCTATGGTAAGAAAGGGCTGGACATTCTCCGAGAGGCGGCTGGACAGACCGGAGCTACTGCAGATGAGCTAAAGGCGTTCGATCAAGTTGCAGCCGAGTTTCTTAATATGCCTTATCGCAACGCGGTTCGCCATGCGGCCATGGACAATGTGCGTATCGCTACTTCGGCGGCGCGTCTGGGCGGCATGGGATTTACTCAGCTTGGCGAGTATAGCAACGGCATCGCTGCCGTAGGCGCTGGCAGAGTGATGAGTTCTATCGGAAGCACTAAGCGGCTGGCTACAGAAATCCGTGCCCTTAGCCGGGGCGAAACTATCGACAATCCCATTATGAACTCCATCGACACTCTCGGTGGCCATTTGGGAATGGACGAGTACCAGATGACCCGCATCTTCGATCTGCCTGACAGCGAAGTTCAGCTCTACAACGACCACACGGTCGGGGTTTTGGGCAAGGCTTTGCGGGCAGGTAGCCACATGACTTCCGTTATGTCGGGGCATCGCATTTTGGTAGCCACGCAGACACGGGGTATGGCCGAGCAAATTATCCGCAAGGCTGTAGGGTATATCAAGGACGGCAAGGAAAGCAGGGCGCTTCTGGACATGGGCTTCACGGCTGACGTACAGAAGGAGATTAAGCGAAACCTTAGCCAGATTGCCAAGTTCGACAAGTCCGGCAAGCTAACGTCGCTGGACATCATGGCAGGGGACATTGATCCCAACATCATGATGACCTTTAGAGACAGCGTCGAGCGGGGGGCTGCACAGATCATTCAGAAAGCCTACACGGGCGAGACTGGAGCCTGGGCGCACAACGACTTCCTCAAACTGCTGTTTCAGTTCCGCACATTCTCGCTTACTTCCATTGAGAAACAGTGGGGCCGCAATCAATCCAACTACGGTGCATTGCGGTCATTCGGTATTCTTATGGGCGCTATGTCCTTTGCGCTCCCTATCCACATGGCGCGGCTTGCTGCACAGATGGCGGGCAAGAGCGAGGAAGAGCGGGCTAAGATGGCCGACGAGCGGATGAGCGCTGTAGCCCTGGGTCGGGCAACGCTAAACTATGCTTCTGGTGCGGGCCTTCTGGGTGACGTGCTGGATGTGTCGGCTAGCGGATTAAGCAGTGCTGGCCTTATTAGTGACGACCTTGCTCTTCCCTTCACGGGTGGCGGGCAGGGTAGGCAGTCGGCATCCGGGCTGGTCCCCGGTATCGGTATGCTAGATGATCTGCTCAAGGGCACGGTCGGCGGGCAATACGAGAAGCTGCCTAAGCTCCTGCCTGGGAGCAATCTACCGTTCGTTACGCCGTTGGCTAACGGACTTTCATCGGAATAACTGGATATCTGGGAGGGTTTCGGCCCTCCCTCATTCTGGTACATACCAACATATTCAAGAGGAATAAAACATGGCCGAACCCGGCGATCCCAATTATAGGTACAGTGTAAACGAGTACCCCACTAATGGGGTGCAGACGGAGTTTGAGCTTAGCTTTGCTGGTGGTTACATTAGTAAGGACTATGTGCGAGTAAGATTTACCGATGCTGCGGGATCGGTAACTTATCCCGCGTTTGAATTTATTGGCGATTATCAGATCAGTATTACGCCTGCTTTGGGCAACGGCGGAACTGTTATGATCTATCGCAATACGCCTGCTGGTGACCCGGTAGTAGATTTTAGCGACGGCTCTGTAATTAACGAGACGGCTTTGGATATTCTAGCTCGTCAGGCAGTAAACCTGGCTGCTGAAACCCGAGACATCGTGGGTTCTATTCCTAGTCTCGACGTATTGCAGACTACGCTGGCTACTCTGGCATTTGTGACTAACCGTAACAATCAGACTGGAACGCAGGCTATCTCAACGGTCGCTGGCTTGCAGTCCGCTCTGAATGGTAAGGCTAGTACTGCCCTTGCTACGCAGGGGTTTCCGGGACTGATGCCTATTGTCGACAAAATTAAGGCTGATCGTACAGTTGACCTTAGGGCGCTAGGGGCACGGGGTAACGGGTCGAGTAATGACCGCAGCTACTTCCTCGATGCTATCTCGGCTGCAGGAGAGTATATCGCACCTATTCGAGTGACTGGTGGCAACTACCGCATTGAGGCGCCTATCGAGGATATTCCTAGCGGGGTTCTGTTTGAGGGCAGCGGTAAAGAAACTTGTTATCTGACGGCTCCTTACGGGGATGCTGATATTCTTGTGTTTGGCACGGGCCAGACCAGCAGCTTCTATAGCGGCCTTAGGAACCTTACTGTACGGTGTGCCCACCCGGCCCCGACAGCCGGTGCGGGTATTGTCTTTGATGGTGCTGCCGGTGTTATCTGTGAGAACGTAAGGTCACGCGGACACTGGATTGCATATCACTGGCGCAACAACGCCGGAACTTGCCGCCTCTATAACAGCCAGGTTGAAGACACGGTTCACATCGGACACTACATCCAAGACGCCACTGATCCTTGGATCGAGGGCAGCTATTCGTTTGGTGTTCGTGACGGAACCAGCGTGCGTACTGACATTGGCCTGCGAATTGAGCAGATGAATGGTGGTCGGATTATGCACTCGTCCTGGGGCCTATTTGACACCGGCATCGCGGTTGTTCCTGGTCCCGGCCAATGGTGCCTTAATACCTTCTTCGATTGCGTCGAGGCAGACCTTAACGGGTATGCTGGGCTTAACATTGCCCCTACTGGTGACGGCTACGCAGCGCGCATCAAATTCATTGCGGGGCGCTTCGGCTTCACTAGCAATGGCTACGGTGTGGTTCTGGATAGTCCGCGTACTGATGGTATCGAGTTTATTGGCGGAGAAGCTGAGCGCTGCATTAAAGGTGGCGTGCTTATTAACGGTGCTAAGGGGGTCGTGTTCACGGGCTTCGTAGCTATCGGCAATAACTGGTTTAATGACGGCAATAACAGCAATAGCTTTAATGGCTTTGAAATTCTGTCCGGTGATGACATTGTTATCAACGGTGGTCGGGCTGGCCGGTATTCTTCCATCGGCCATACTAGCGCCGTTCCGGCGTCTCAGAATTTCGGTATCGCTATTCAGAACTCGTTTACGGGCAGGCTGACAATTCGGGATGTTGATTGCACAGGCAATAAGCTAGGACCGATTATTAACCTCTCTAATAGTAACAATGTGACCATCGAAGAGGTTTTAGGTTATCTTCCTATTGGCCCCATTGATGTGACGCTTACCGCCTCACCCTTTGGTTATGTCGCCGGGGCATCCAGGGAAATCCTGTATATTTCTGGTGGAGTAGTGACGAGTATCATTGTTGGTGGTAAGACTGTGGCACAAGGCACTAATGTGTCCAATACCCACATTCCTCTTATGGCTCGTCAGGGGTGCGTTATTACATACTCTAGCGCACCGACATTATCTAAGGTGATCTACTAATGGCAGATAATTGGTGCGTAGCGCTTAACTTGCCCTATCCTGCTGTAGTGGCAGCTAGGGCAGCAGGGGTCATTCAAGATGAGGCTTGGTCCGGTATTCTACTGGGGGATGTAGGGCTTGTCAAATTCATAGGCGGCATCGACGTGCTCACCACAGATGATAAGACTAACGCCCCAGATGACCCGCTGAGTGCCGGTCTAGAATGGAAAATGCAGCAGATGCTGGGTAAGGAGACTGATGGCCGCGAGTGAAACTAAACTCGGAGCGCTTCACGAAAAGGTTGCTGAGGTTCTTCTCGATGCGTTGGAGGGTGATACCATCCCCGGCTACACCGAAGAGAACCCGGCGACGGGAGAAGTAACCGAGGTTCCTGATAGGAAACTACCGGCGTCTGCTGCTATCATCGCAGCCGCCACGAAGTTCCTCAAGGACAACAACATCACCTGTGCTCCGTCACAGGATAACGCAGTAGGCAGCTTGGTGGACAAGCTCAAGGCTAAGCAGAAAGCTAAGCTGAGCAAGTTTGAAATGCAAGATGCTCGACAGGATATGAACTTCCTCGGAGGACTTAACTAATGGCAGTGCGGGAGAGTGCTGACGCTACCCTCCTGCGCTGGCAGACCTTAGGTGTTATTCAGGAACATTACGCACAATTCGATCCTTTTCTCGAAGACGTAATGGACTTGCTGGGCTTTAGGACTTCGCCAGTGCAGAAGGACATAGGATCGTTCCTGTGTTACGGCCCCGCCAATATCATGATCCAGGCGCAGCGTGGTCAAGCTAAGACTACGATTACTGCCGCCTTCGCAGTGTGGACGCTGATCCAGAACCCTGCCGCCCGAGTGCTGATCTTGTCAGCCGGTGGTACGCAGGCCAATGAAATCTCTACACTAATCGTTCGTATCCTTATGACGATGGAGGAACTCGAATGTCTGCGACCTGACCAATCAAATGGTGACAGGACTTCCGTAGAAGCGTTCGACGTACACTACACGCTCAAGGGTATCGATAAGTCACCGTCCGTTGCATGTATCGGTATTACCGGCAACATGCAGGGTAAGCGGGCTGACTTGCTTATCGCGGACGATATCGAAAGTCAGAAGAACTCCAAGACAGCGCTCATGCGTGAGCAGCTTATGGACCTTACTCGCGACTTTACCTCTATCTGCACCAATGGTCGGATCGTGTATCTTGGAACCCCTCAGTCTCAGGAGAGTGTGTATAACACCCTTCCGGCTCGTGGCTTCACTGTACGCATCTGGCCGGGACGCTTTCCTAACCCAGAGCAGCTAGAGAACTACGGGGATCACCTTGCGCCTTACATCCGTAAGCGTATCGAGGCCGATCCTGGGTTAGCGTTTGGGGGTGGTGTGTTGGCCGATCAAGGTCAGCCCGTTGACCCCACTTACATTACAGAAGCGACGCTACAGTTTAAGGAACAGGATCAGGGACCGAGCTACTTCCAGTTGCAGCACATGCTCAACACTAAGCTGGCGGATGCAATGCGCTATCCGCTCAAGGTTGACCAGCTTATTCTTATGGACCTCGGCGGCGACTACTACCCCCTTGAGGTAGCCAGAGGCTTCGGCGGAGGTTCCCTTACGGACATCAATATCCATTCTACCAGCTACCGTATCAACACGCCTGTGAAGGTTAGTGAGGACGTAGCTAAGCTGCAGGGCCGCGTCATGTACGTCGATCCTGCTGGCGGCGGTAAGAACGGAGACGAGACTGGGTATGCTATTACGGGCTTCCTCAACGGTAACATTTACTTGTTGTCTGCGGGTGGGGTGCCGGGTGGCTACAACGTCGAACAGATGACTACGCTTGCACAGCTTGCCAAACGCTGGGAAGTCAACAAGATTGTGGTCGAGAAGAATATGGGTTACGGTGCCTTCACGGAAGTGTGGCTCCCTATCCTTCGCCAGCACTATGAGTGCGCGGTTGAGGATGACTTCGTTACCGGGCAGAAAGAACTGCGCATCATTGAAACCCTAGAGCCGGTAATCGCTCGCGGGTCACTGATCGTAAACAAGTCTGTCATTGACGAAGACCGTGACGCCTGCTCCAAATACCCGGCTGCTCAGCGAATGCTGTTTAGCCTGTTCCATCAGATGAGCAAGATCACCCGCGACAAGGGTTGTCTCAATCATGACGATAGGCTTGATGCTGTAGAGGGCGCTGTGCGTCACTGGCTAAAAGTCATCGGCATAGATCAGTCTAAGGCTGTTCAGGCTGCTAGGGACAAGGAATATCAGGAATGGCAGCGTGACCCTCTGGGCCGTGACCGCTACTCCAACACTGCACCTAGCCGTGGTGGCTCTGTGTTTAACAAGTATGTCAGGAGGCCCGACAATGCAAGAGGCATCCCTGCCTTCCCCGGATATCGGCGCTAAAGGATACCATCTTCGACGGATGGCTGCTAACGTGATTAGTCAGCTTGAAGTTGTGGCGATGAGTTATCCTAATGGCGCTGCTCCTGGTGCAAGTAAGGTGGTGGCGTTCTTCGATGCCTGCTCTGCCAAAATTGCGTTTAATAACGTAACTTTGAATGGGGCTAGTATCACTCTTAGCGGTCAACCTATAACTTACTCTAGGAGTACCTAATGGAACTAACTAATCCCACCGACCTCGCAGCCGTACAAGCCGCTCTAGCGCAAGGTGACGGCCTCTCCGCAGCAAAGCTCGTAGGTTCGGCGGCGGCGCAGATTAGCGGCGCGCTGACCAGCTCGGCCTACTACCCCACGCTGCATGAAGCAATAGATGCGCTGGATGTCAGCGCCTACTTCAACAGCGATGACCAGAGCAACGAAGGGCCGTACTCCGGTGTAAAGTGGATATACAAGGTCACCGCCGAAGCGCCGTTCTTCGAGGAAGTGCGCGAGTGGGCGAATAGGGGTGATGTCGGGCTTTCAAAGGTAGCCAACCTTGCGCCGAACAAGATGCCGATCAGCGATGATCAGCAGGCGGCGTTCACGATCAAGAGCCGCTTTGAAGGAGCGGGGACTGCAATCCCGCCGGAGGTTCTCTACCTCAACACCGGCGGCTGCAGCGTGCTGGGTGATGGTGGTGGGGCGGAATTTGTCCGCACGAACACGCCTCAGACGGACGGCGCAGGTTGGCAGAGCGCGGACGGCTCCTGGTGGCAACTCACGTCACGCAGCCTGAACGTCAAGATGTTCGGTGCTGTTGGTGACGGCATCACCGACGACACTGTGGCGATCCAGAAGTGCGCCGACATGGGTGCGGACGTCGTGTTTCCCTGGGGTACCTACAAGATCACCGTCGCGATCCAGCTCAAGGCTGGCCAGAAGGTGCGCGGCTTCAACGCGGCCAATTTCAACGCATTCAAGAGCGTCAGCGTCGAGAACGGCGAGGTCGGCGGTGGCTGCTTCTGGTACACGGCCGATAGCAGCACCGGCCAGGTTATGGCTCCCAGCCTTGCCAACATGAGTCTGCGCGCCGACTACCCGATCCGGTTCAATGACGAGCGGACTGCTGTGATCGCTGATGGCGCGGGCAACGTGCCAGCGCTCATGAAGCCCCGCCTCTACAATCTCGACATTAAGCGCCGCGTTGCTGGCGTCGGGATCGGCGTATCAATGTCCAAGTGCTTCGACGGAGACATCAATGCCTGCCTGATCCAGGGGTTCGAGACCAACCTCCTGATGAATGGCTGCGATCTCAATCGCGTGGCGAACAATCGCATGCAGGATGCTGCCAAATTCAACATCTTGGAGCTGTCCGCCGCGACCTTTGGATCGCAGAATTTCATCCACCACAACGACCTGCTGACCATGCAGGGCACGCTGGGAATCAGCTACAAGACGACTGCTCGGCACGCACGCTTCACCGACAACTACCTGGAGCAGGCGAGCGGCGCGTTGATTGGCTTCATAGACGCGTCGACAGTGGCGGTTTCGTCCTATGCCGGAAACGTCAGCTCCGGGCGACTCAGTTCCGTCATCGAGAACAACCGCATCGACCAGCACGCTCGAGCCTCGCAGTTTGTTTATCGCTACGAACCCGCAGGGCAGCAGTACGGCTCGTTCATCGACAATGGGCACAGCGGAAGCTCCATCGCCGCACCGACCTTCCTGATGTGCGACAGCACCGGTACCCAGGTCGACGAGCTGCCGTTCTGCTTCAACCAGAGCAACCCGGCGCAATTCCGTTTCTTCGGCGCGAAGTTCGGCATGTGGGACGGTTATCAGACCAACACCAAACCGGCCACCGATTGGAACGGCGAGAACCTGCTCTGCTTCGGTCATAGCAACATTTATAACAACCGAGCGGATCAATATCTCAAAGCTCGGGGAAAGAGCCTGATCTTCAAGAACGGCTTTATCAATGCGGGCGATGGGACGCCCAATTACGTGTTGCTGCCGCTGCCAGTCAGCGACGGCTACATCATCGACCAGAACCGCTACATCATCGAATTTGAGGCGCGCTGCACCGCAGGGTCGGAGTGGCTCCAAGTGGGTAACCTCCTGGGAGCGAACGGTCAGAACGGGTTCCAGGCCACTCTTACTTCTGGATTTCAGACGTTCTCATACGAGTTCACTGCGAACGGCGGAGATGCGGCAGGCCATGGGATCTTCATGCGGCGCAGCAGCAACGGCGCCAGTGTCATCATCCGTGGTTTCCGGCTCCGCAAGACCTACCAGATTGAGTTGCCGCAGACGGTCGCGAGCAGCGTGGTGTTCACAGTGCCGACCACGAGGGGGGTCATCGATGTGCGAGCAGTCGGCACTGGCAACAGCCTCCCAGCATCTCGCACCTACCGCTTTGTTGCCGGCGTGCTCGTGGAAACTGGCTCGGCCATCACAACGCCTTCATCGATCGACGTGACCATGTCGCAGAGCAATCGCGACATCACGTTCACAGTGACAGGGGCTGGAACGGGCAAAGCGATCTCGATTGGCTACAATAGCTAAGCCACCGCCGCAACGATGCCCCACCACACCCCCACCGCCCTATGATCGAGAGAACGAGCTGATGCCTGATAAGCATCTAATTTACTACCAAACCTTTACCACCTACAGGAGTATCTAATATGATTGAGAGTGCCCTGCCCAGCCCCGACATTGGGGCCAAAGGCTACCACCTGCGCCGTATCGCTGCTAATGCGATCAGCCACCTTGAAGTCACCGCTCTTGCATATAGCAATGGTGTATCGCCGTCCGCTGCTAAGGTAAAGGCGTTCTTTGACGCTTGCTCCGCTGCCGCTGCTACTGCCGGTAAGGCCAACCCTGTCCTGACGCTCACGCCTCAGACCTCTACGGGTGCCCCGGCCTCGACACAGCAGCTTACGCTCGGCAAGGGCGGTTCTACGGGTGCGGCCACGTATACCTCGTCTAACACCGCAATCGCCACGGTCAACGCTTCTGGCTTGGTCACTCGCGTGGCAACCGGCACTGCAACGATCACGGCCTCGGTAGCTGAGGACGCTAACTACAAGACGCGCACGATTAGTGCTACGGTCACGGTGTCCTAATGATTAGCGGTGCTAATTCGGCGGGCAAGCCGACTACCATTCGCGTCAATGATGACGGCACTCTGTTGGTAGGGGGCGGCTCTGGGGCCGCTTCCAATCAGGTGCAGGGTAATGTAGCTTCCGGTGCCCCGGATGTAGGCAACCCTGTTAAGGTGGGTGGAGAGTTTCTAACTACCCTTCCAACCCTGACTAGCGGGCAGCGCGGTGACATGATGCTCACCAGCCGCTCCGAGCTTATTGTGTCTTTGTCGGCTGCTGGTTCTACTGTCTTGGCCCGGGCCAATAACTCAGATGCTGCTGCTGTTTCTGCTACGAGCAATAACCTCGGCACTTACGCCTACAACTCGCTCTTTAACGGGACTACCTGGGATCGCGCTCGCGGTAACACGGCTGGCAGCTTTGTTGAGCGGACTGCATTCTTTGCAGAGACGGCTACGGCCTTGGCTGCTGCTGCTACGCTTACCGGCGCAACCCGAGACAATACGGGTGTCGCTGGCGGTGTCGGTACTCGATACAAGAACTTCGTTGCCGAGGTCTTTACGGATCAGGCGGGCACGCTTTACATTGATAAGTCCACGGATGGTATTACTTGGCGTCAGGCTGCTACGGCGGCTGTAACTGGCGGTGTTAATGCGCAGCTTTCTGTTATCATGACCGTCCGGTATTACCGGATGCGCTATGTCAATGGTGCAACTACACAAACCGTGTTCCTCCCGACTACCGCACTAGTGGCGTAACATGCCGCTGGAATACGATGGTAAGCTGATGGCAGCAAGTGCAGTCTCGTTGGGTGACATTACAATTACCTATACGGCTACACTTGCGGTCGGTGCCGCTAATAGACAGATCACTGTGTCGTTACCCTCGGTTAAAGCGGGTGATCTTCTTTCGGTTCGAGTAGCTGGACCAATCCCGGACGGCTATAACGTAGGCTCTGCTTTCTGTTCCACAGACGGCCAGCTTATAGTTGTGGTATCTCATCCGGCCTTGGTACTAGGTGCAAACTTTAGCATCCCTGCGCGGGTATTCAGGATAACATAATATGGTAGCAGTAAACATCAAGGCTACGCAGGCCGCTCTGGGGCTCAACCAGGACGGTATCGCAGGCAAGGGTACGTTTGGTACCCTGCTCCGCAAGATGGGCGCTGGTGCCTCTGTGGCGGCGGATTTGGGCTATTCCCTGGCGACATTTGCGACCCCTATGGGCCTGATGGATAACCGCCTCCGAATGGTCCACTTCCTCGGGCAGCTAGCACATGAAAGTGACCACTTCAATGCAATGGAAGAGTATGCCAGCGGCAGAGCTTATGAAGGTCGCCTCGATCTCGGTAATACCCAGCCCGGCGACGGAGTGCGGTACAAGGGACGAGGCCCCATCCAAATCACGGGCCGTGCTAACTACCGCTACTACGGTGCGATCATTGGCATCGACCTTGAGAAGTATCCCGAGCTTGCGTCCAACCCGTGCATCGGTATGCGACTGGCTCTTGAATACTGGAAGGCTAAGGGCCTAAACGCCTATGCCGATATGGACGACATCCTTACGATCACTAAGAAGATCAACGGAGGAACTAACGGACTAGACGACCGAAAGGCGAACTATGTTCGTGCAAACGCACTGGTGAAATAATGCCTGAGTTTATCGCCCTTGCCCTTTCGGGGGCGCTGGGTGCGCTACTATACGCGTTCCCACTTCTGATTAAGGCATTGTCGGCTGTTCCGCCTAACAGGTTTGCATGGAGTTCCTTTGCATTCTCTGTGGTAGTTGGCGCGATGTCTGCCCCCATCCTGGTCCCCTTCCTTGGCGGGAAGTGGGACTTCCTTATCATTCCCGAACCTTATCCTTTGGCTGCGGGTATCGGACTGGCTGTAAACCCTCTGGCCCCTATCCTTGTGGATAAGCTGACGGGGTGGGCTACGAACTATCAAATCGGATCAAAGAAATGATCGAACTACAGACGTTCTTCGCTGGACTTCTCTACATGGTAGCAGGGCTGTGCGGGCTTACCCGTCACTTCCTTTTGCACCCAACCGTGCCTGAGGGTACGCCTCGTCCGCCTAAGTGGCTACTGGGTGTCGTATTCGGCTTCTCCGTGGTCATGATCTATTCGGGCCTGAGGTATCTGACTGCATGGTATATTGGCGAGGCTACTACGGTTCCTCCCGGCGTGACCGGCTACGGCGTGTTCATTGCCCTCACCCTCGCGATGTATAAGGTATCCATGCTCACGGACACGGTTATGCGTAAGCCCGTGTGGACCCTCACCGATCTAGCTAAAGAATTGAAGAAAGGATAACTATGCCGATCTGGCTATTAACCGCCCTGGCTCCCCTGGGTAAGATCAATTGGAAGGTGGTCTGGATTGGCCTGGGAGCCCTTCTCAGCGCCTTCCTGATCTGGACCTACTTGGATACCCGGCAGGCCAACATCGAGCTGCAGGGTGCCTTAGCGGGCGCTCAGCAGGAGATTGTCCAGTTGCACAAGGAGGCCAAGGCTGACGACGCAGCTATCACCACTCGCAACACCCTATTGACGTCACTTGCAACTATGGAGGTTGAAGACCGTGCAGCTACTGTCAAGGCTCTCGAAGCCAATCCTAACTGGGCTAACCAGCCTATCCCTGCTGATGTGCTTGCCAGCTTGCGCAAGTAAGCAGGTTGAGACTAGGTTCGCTATTCCTCCCGCTGAACTCATGGCGGACTGTGTACGGCGGACTGTCAAGCTAGAGGTCAATGGCGATCTTGCCGTGGCCTACCAGACCCGTGACAATGATCTAGCTAGGTGTAACGCCGATAAGGCAGCGCTTAGATCATGGGCATCGGAGGTTCAGAAGTAATCCGGTTAAGCTCATGGTGACTTCGGTTGCTATGGGCTAAACCCCTTAGGCCGTAGGCGTGTAGGGTCAAAGCCCTTAGACCCAAATTTTGATATTGATTTGCGAGAGGGTCACTCAGATAAGAACGAGCGAGATTTCCCCCGTAGCCCTAGGCGTACCATGGATAATGCGGTATGGCATGTGGTTGTTGCCCGATGAAACACAAGGTAATGGCGGGGAATGGTTATGTCAACCCTGTTTCTGATGCGGATTGAGAAAAGGATGGAGGCGGGGACTATCTATCTCATTTAAACGGATACACTGGGCTTAACTATCTCATTTTAAACGGTTTTCATTCCGGTACATACCAACATAGAGAACCATTCCGGTATCTATCTATGACAATGGAATGACAGGTATCCCTAGATTGATTGGATATCTGATCCAGGATTGATCCAGCTAGCCTATGACAGCGGGGTATGGGATATGGATACACATAGAGATATAATTAGATAACCTGGGCAGGGACCATAGGAACCCTGATAGAACCTAGGTAGGAACAGGGTAGGACTAGATATAACCTAATGATTATATAGGGTTAGAAGAAATATCCCTGAATATGCAAATTAGTGATTGACGGGATGAGATTGCTTCCCTAGATATTGGGACATCGAGACGGCCAACAGCTTCTAGCTACCGGCACGCAGCTAGGTTTGACCTAGGTCTATGATAGGCCTGCACTCAACAGGCTGCAAATAGGTGGTTGACAGGCTTCTAGCCATACGCTACCTAGAGGATACGAACCGGAAAGCCCCTGCAAAGGATGTCGCTACCGGAAAGGGTGAAAGTCCTAGCTCGATAGAGCGTTAGTGATGTGATGCGATCAGCTACCAACGGGAATGCTACGGCTGCACCAGCGATGACTAGAGAGTTGCTAAGCTAATCCAATGACTTGTGCCGCGAGATACTAGCCGCTTGTGCGGAAATAGGCTCCCTGCTGTTACCGTTGCCTTACAAGCAATGGGTTCGTTAGGCGATCATGGCCTACAATGGTTCGGAAGGTATAGAGGATGTGCTTCGATCCTGCGCTTAATAGCAGGTTCCTTCCGGGGTAATCGGGCACCTACTGCAAACTAATGCGGTGTTACTAAGGTGGCACCGCGCTAGTGATAGCGGTAGCCTTCAATGACTATCGCTTTCACTGGTCAATAGTGACTAGGCAACAGCGAGAACTCTCATGGCTAAGAACGTACGTGATACCGCCGATGCGTCGGCTATCCTCAACAGCTTCCGCAAGTCGAACGATATGGGCGCTGCTATCAGCGAGCAGATCAAGTGGATCAAGGCAACGGGCAAGAAGCTCGATGCGGTCATTCATGCTACTGCGGTCGGCGCGATTTATATGTCGATGCCACTCGACGAGCATGGCTACCTGAATGCCACTCCCGCTATCAACCTCATGAACGCTATGCCTAAGGGTAGCCGGGCTAAGGCACTGGCTGCGTGGTTTGAGGCGTTCTCGAACATCCGTGTCAAGGTCGGCAAGGATGGTGTGTGGGAGGGTGGCTTGCTTAAGCCCGAGCAAAAGGGTTACGAACAGGCTAAGCCCGAGGATGCGTTCGCCAAGCCCTTCTGGTCCGTCGAGGAAGCCAAGGTTGATCCTAAGGCGTTCATCCTGGGCGAGCAGCTTGCACGGCTTATCAAGATGGCTAGCAAGCCCGAGAACATGCAGGATATGAGTGAGGAAGAGCGCACATTCCTTGCCGAGTTGCAGGCCGTCGCCGTCAAGGCACCTAAGCCTAAGGCTGTGCCGGTCAACGTTGGCGATCCTTTGGAGAACGCTGGCTGATGGAGCAAGCCTTCTGGGCGCTGGCTATCGTTGCACCGGCCTTTGTGCTGGTGTGGCGTGCCAAGCTGCCTTAGCCACTCTGTAACCTGTCTATAAGCATCCGATGCGAACGGAGTTATACACATGATTGACCAGTATCACCTGCGCCGCGTTGTACATAACGCTAAGAATGCACTGCGCTTACTTGACCTTGATCCTGAAGAAGTAAACTGGCGGCAGTATGCAATCATGCTTCTGCACAGCCCTAACGCTGACAGTCTGCAAGAAAAGCTGGTTCGTAGGGGCCGTGGATGGTTCCGCCACAATCAGGATAGCTATGCGACTAGCCTGTACCTTTCGCCGAAGGGCCAGCCCTTCTATGTCGGCTTCGGGGACCATTGCGATATGGTCTACAGTGGGATGGGCCTGGGACAGCATGATCTCGATATGGCTGGCTGGCTTCATATTAGCGATGGCAGGGTGGACATGCCGGTAGGCGTAACCCGCGCCCAGCGGGATTGGCTCGATACTCATCCGTGTTCTCATGGACGCTGGGATGAGCGGACTAAGGAGTATCCGCAGCCAACCGTGCCCTACCCTGCTGCTGAGAAGTTCGATATCCGACCTAGCGACGACGATGACCGCTTCTATATGCGGCTCTACAGGGAGTACGCTGGTCCTCCAATCGTCACTGTCAGCCATGGCGTCCAATCCTGCGCCTAACATCTTACAAGGAACTCATCATGTGTGAAGTTACTGTTGTCGCTAATCTGGCTCGACCCGCAGCACCGCCCGTTGAAAACGTTACCATTACCGTGAGCCCCGAGCTAGCTAAAATCTTATGCTATCTCGTCGGCAATACCTCAGGGGCGGGTGTCTTCGGCAGTGGTGCCGCTGACCTGTGGCTTGCTTTGCGAGAGGCGCTCGATTACTTCCCGCCGAAACTTGATGCAGCCTCGTGCCCTCTAGGGTACATCAACTTCCCCGGCTGAGCCACTCTACGACTTCATAGGAGCATTATCACATGATTACTCACGTTGTTATCGGTTCGGGCCGCAATCGTAAGGTCGCTGCACTTCCTGCCACGTTCAAGACGGACGTACATCGTTCGCTCCGCAAGGACGCTGCTAACATGCTCAAGGATTATATCCTTGGGCCGCTGCACCTTCGCCGCAAGGGAGCCAAGTGACATGCTGGGAGTAAGCGCCCTCGTCAATCGCGGGGTGCCGCTGTCAACCGCCCAAGCCATTGTGCAGGGCTGGATCAGCGCCCAGACCGCTAGCTACATGCGGCCCAATCCTCGCCGGTATGCTACCACCCTCAAGAGTGCGACAAGCAAGTACATCCCTGCTGGGCCGTTCCGTAATGTCCCAGCCACCAACGCCTAACCCGATCCACCAAGTTGCCGCCGGTGCGCAAGCCCGGTGGTTCCTTGGCTATGCCCAACGCCAATATATCAGGAGCCAAGCAAATGGACCAGATGCTAGTAACCGTGCCCCGGCACACTCCAACGTCGTTCCCTTTAAACCCGGTTGATGCGGCCCTTAATGCGGCTGTGCGGCACATCGCTACCCAGGTGTGCCCGGTCGGCTGGGATGAGGTCGAGAAATTCGAGGATGCGCCCACCACTCTGCAAGCTGTCATCGAGTACGCCGAACGTGAGGGCAAGCTCTGCATTGCCACCGAGGACAGCGAAGGAACTATATATGACTGCGCTGACACTAACGTTAATCTTCGGGCTTGGCATGATAGCTGCCACTACCGCCATCGTCTTGCTTTCAACGTGGCCGGTGAGGCTGCAGCAACTTACGTCATGGTGGCGCAGCTATACCACCTATACGGAACCGGGGAGCGTTCACGTTATTGGGCCGCCCTCCTGCTTTCCGATATCCTTGGGCTTGTTATTCATTACCAGCAAACCCGCAAGTTCCCCAAGAACAAGCGAGCCGGTACGCTCAACGGATACAAGCGTTGGCGAGTGATCGCTGACGAGTTGGCTGAGTGCACTGGTATGCACCATGAAACCCTCGCTCTAACCCTGTCTGAAAAGACTTGGGGCAAGCCCGTCTAGGAGTAAGAACCATGCACATGGGATTACGTGGCGTACAGCAGAACCTTGCCCCTCGTGGCATTATCTGCAAGCCGGTTGAGCCTTACCGAGATGGCCGCACTCGTTACGGGGTGTGGCCGCAAGGTAAGCGCATTCTCGCTAAGTACACCGATGACGTAGAACATGCGTACATCCTTGGTTTGAAGGGATTTGACAATGTGCCGCACTGACGGGAACTTCAAGGTTAGCCGCGTGCTACTCGACGGCTCTACCACAGCCACCTTCTACGAAGAGGCTGCTACAGCGATCAACGATTTCTATGCGTTCGATGACTGGCCTAAGGTTGAGTGCCTGTTCTCCTGCTGGCTTGCCAAGCAGAAAGACGGCAGGTGGAAAGTTATGGCAACCGGGCACCACCCGTAAGTGCGGACAAGATAGGGATGCCGAACGTGAAGGCATTGGTCGACCGGGATTGACCGGCATCCCTAACTTGTCCGCATGGACGCCGTTACCCACAATCCCGTGGGTTCCTACAATGAGGAAGTAACTACATGACCGAAGCAACCACCACCGAAGCAGCAACCGAAACCAAGGTCGAACTGACCCTGGACCAGAAGATCGAAGCACTGGAAACCCGTCTCGCTAAGCTGCGCCAGCAGAAGCTCACCGAGAGCCTGCTGTCCAATATCGAGAAGGGCGACAAGGTTACGATCAAGTTCGGCCGTGCTGACAAGGTTCGCCACATCGAAGGCGAAGTCGTCGGCGTTGCGCTGCCCAACGTGGCCGTGCTGGCTGGTGATCTGGAAACGTACAAGGTGAATGTCCGCGACATCATCGCCAATCCGACCGCTGCTGATCGTACCGGCCCGGTGCATAACCCGGAAGAGATCGATCCGGTCACTGGTCGCCGCCCTGGTGAGGCCGGTGCCCCTTCGGAGGACGAGCTTGACATCCAGCGCCTTGAGGGCGAGGGTGGCGTTGCCGGTTCCGATCCGCTCGAAAACGCATAAGCTGAGCTAGTAGATGTAGGGTGCCGCTGGAGAAGGTGCGGTTAAACGGGCAACAATTAGGCCGCTCGGCCCTACTCTACGACTTGAATACGCCTTCGAGACACACGAACACAATTCAGAGGTACATAGACTATGAAGTACATTCTGCGGGCTACCCGTTGGTTGGTTGCCCTTATCGTTTCGGCCCATGTGGCTTGCCTCCGTAGCCACTGCAAGCTGGCTGACCGCAAGGTCGCTAAGTCGGTCAAGAACGTCGATTACGCCCGAGCGCTGCTCGCTGCGTCTCAAGACACGGTGCGGCATGTTCGCCAGCAGCTTCGCTCGACCAAGAACGATCACATTATCGTTATCAAGGATGCCGCTAACGTCCGCATTGCTGCGGATGCCGAGGCGAAGTTCTGGGGTCGCGACCTGTGATTATCGCCATCTGGATTTTGCTAAGCCTGCTGCTTGCCGCCTGCCTTGCAATCAAGAACTATCGGGATGAGGCCCGGTACTTTGAAAGTCGGTACTGGGCGCACAAAAAGTTAGCCTTTGGGGCCTATGTCAATCTAAGTGACAAGGCCGCTCGTGTTAGGGCAGAGCGCGACGCCTACCTGCAAGGTCTGGGTACTATCAGCAACATGAAGACCGAGAACATGGCCCATATCGGCAAGCGCATGTCCGACGCCGCCGATTATGCTCTGCAACGAGGGATCGAAGTCTAATGCCCGACGATTACGAAGTCGAAGACACTCACGCCGTAATGGATCGGTGTGGGTATGACGTGTACTCTACGCCCTGTGACCGGCTTATGTCGGATGAGGGTATGGGGTTTGCTTATGCGGAGGCTATGAATGGCGACGATCACTGAGATTAAGCCCGAAGAGCGGCGGTTTGCAATTCACTTAACAAGCCGGGAACTCGAATTACTCAAAAGATGCCTGAGGTATACGGGTAAGGCCGATCCTCGGGTTCTTTTGGGCCTGCTAAATGCGGGGGACCAGGGGGCCGCGATCATTCTACTTAGGCATTTGGAGTGACCCCATGTCTGATTACCTCGACCCTAATGAGTGGCTACACCTAGCCCAGCAGCTAGATCGGGG